GCCTAGCTTGATCTTGAGAAAGACCAGATCTCCTTAAAGACCTAACAGTTTCTAATGTAATATCTTCAAACCCTGCTCTAGCAGCTTCGCCACCAATCTGTGCTGTTGTTATTCTTCCTTGTATAATCTCCTCGCCAACTGATGGATCTAAAGCACCTAAGAAAATAGAATCGGTAGATAAATTAATGTTAAAATTCTCTCTGTAATATGTCTGAACTTCAGGTAAGTTTTCCTGTATTCCTTCATATACAGCACCAACCCTTTGAGAAAATTCCCTTGGGGAAACATCTCCTTCAATTAAATTAGTTAATCTTGTTGGACCATCAACAGTTTCTTGGAATCCTAATAAGGTTTCAGCAGTTTCTTTAGCTAATCCAAACTCTGTTAATGTTCCAATGTAAGCATCTTTTACTGCTTGAAATACAACTTCACTGTATCTTACTTGACCTGTCGGTGTTAAGTTACCAGGAAAATAATCAGCATATGTTGGATCTTTCCTAACTAATCCTATTGCTTGATCTGGACTACCTGTTTCTTTCCATTTTTCAATAAATAAATTAATAAATCCCATAGGCATATTTGGATATAATGCTTCTGCTCTCTCTGTAAATGTTGCCATTATGTATTAACTCCTACATCAGTTTGTACTGATCCTTCTCCAATAGCATCTTCTAAGTCCTGTAATGCTTGATTCTGTACTCTCTCTACACCTAATTCTATACCCTTTTCTCTCAATGTATCATAAGCACTTTCTATATTATTATTTTGAACCATTTGTATAAACCAATCAGAAGTTTCATCTGCTTCTTCTCCCCAAACTTGATTAACTAAATTCTTATATGGCTGAACAATATCATTATATCTTAATGTTGGGTTAGTATAATTAGGAAACATAGCTAACCTCTGTTGTTCTAAATATGATTTTAATTCTCCACCAGCATCTGGATTGTTTCTAAGTTGTCCAGCTTTTTCTGATATTTCTGTTGCACTAGCATTTCCTAATGATGGTCCTAGATAGGTTCTATATAAATCCTGTACTTCTTTTTCCATAACGGATGCTCTATCTAAAGAACCAAAACCAACACCTTCAATAAAGTTTATTAAGTTTGTATCTCTAGCTCCAGGTTTATATGGATCAGCAAGAAGTGCTAGTTGTTCTGTTGTATATAACTCTGACCACATTCCTGTTACATTCTTTTCTGCAAAATAATCAACTAATCCATCAGGTGGAGATGCCATCCCTGATGCTTCCATTTGTGTTCTAATATCAATTTTTTTATCATCTAATTCTTGTTGAGCAGTAACAGGTTGTGTTAATTGTTTAGTCAGCCATTGTTTTTGTGTTGGTGTTGATTCTTGATACCAGTCTGAAGCTTCAACTCTAACTGTTGTTTCCTCTGGTGTCCATTGTTCAATAGCTTGTTCTGCAAGAAACTCTATTGCTTCTTGTTGATAAGTAACTCCACTATTAGGATTTATTCTAGTATCTCCTAACCAAGGATTAATTTTCTTTCCTGCTTCAAAATTCTCAACAAATCTTATAAATGGGTGTTCTACATCATCAGTTATTTCATCAGTACCACCGACTACTAATCCGTATTGATTAAGATCTGCAACACTTGTAAGAACAACATTGACATTTGCAGGAGTTCCTTCTGTTAATAGACCTGCTTCATAAACATCATTATCTAATATTTGATAAAGCATATACATTGGTGGTTCAGAATATATCTGTCCTGCTCCAGGAACTTGATAACCTAAAAACTTTTGTCCACCAGCATCTATTAAAATACCCCCTTGAGGAATATTATTCCAATCATTTAATACTTCATTAGCAACATAACCTGTTCCTAGTTCTAAGGTATCTTCAAATGTATCTGCTGTGGTTACTTCTTCATCTACAACTTCATCATCAACAACTTCATCATCTACAACTTCTTCTTCTACAACTGGTGGTGGTAAAAAATCTACTGTTAGAGGGTAAATATCATTTTCTAAATCTTTATCCCCTGTAAATAGTTCTTGGTCTTGACCTTCAAACTCTGGTAATTCCCAAGCCCATTTGAAATCGGCAGGTTTTTGGTCAAGTGGGAAAGTTCCCCAACTTCCAGTATCGTACCTACCCCAATATGTTTTTGTAGTTGGTGCTAGTGGAGATTGAGCATCTGTATCTTTCCAACTATCATAATAAATTTGTGATATTTCGGCAGGTGTTAAATCTTTTTGATTAAACTCAATTTTAATCTTTTCTTTAACTTCAGGAGAACTAGCTAATGCTTCAGCTAGTTCTGGAAAAACTTTATCCATTGTATCTATATCCTCATCAGTACCTTCTAGTAAAAGTTGATCTACTAGATTACTCCAAAATCCAGATGTTTCTTCAAAATCTATTGCTTGAGCAACATTATTTGCTATATTATTAACAAATTGACTCCACTTCATTCCACCTTTTTTAATCCAAGCCATAGCATTTCCAATAAGATTTCCTACCTGCCTTCCTCTTTCTTCTGGATTACTGCTGTATCTCTCCTGATCTTTCGCAAATATATAATCAATATAAGAATCTATTATTTCATTTTGTAATGTTTGGTATTGTTCAAACTTCCTTGCTCTTGAAGCCAACTTTGGATTTTCTATTAAGTCTTTAGTTAGAGCTGCCCATTCTGGACCAATATCAAGTTCTGCCCACTCCCTAAGTTGATCCTCTAAGTCTTGTCCAATATATTTTCCTAATGATGAAATTATATTATCAATAGCAGGATTCCCAGAAGGTGGTGGCTGACCACCAGGTATTCCACTTTTACCATAATATTTTACAGTTGCAGCAGTTGCATCTTTAATATAATCCATATAGTCATTATTCTTATAAACTGACCAAGCAGTATAACCTTGGTCATCATAAACCTGTTTAGCAATCTTGGAGTTATTTTTAGGGTTAGATAACCACTTTGCAACTGCTTCTTGATCTGCTATTGCTAAGTCATAAAAGTTTTTATTTGATATAGAATTGTTAAGCTGTGTAGAATTTGACCAATTAATTTCCCCACCAGCTTCTTTTCTTATTTTACCCAAATGAACATCTGCATTAATTTGAAATAAACCAAAAGAAGGTTCTGCCATACCAGATCTATTAGAGATATTTTGGTTTGTAGCAAGATGACCTGATTGTACTTGTTCAAAACCATCTGATTCTGCAAAGACAATAGCTAAAAGTGTTGTTGCTTCATCTGTAAGTTCTCCTATATCAAATGCTCCAGCTATATAACCATATATTTCTTCCATAGAACCTTGACCAGATTTACTTATAATTTGTGCTGGTTGTCCACCTGGTTGTGGTGTTGGTGTTTTTGTTTCTACAACCAACTTACTTATATCTTTTGTTTTCACATAGTTGAAAGCTTCTGTACCAGAAGTAAATTTTTTCCCATCAATAGTTATTGAACCACCATTTGCCATAATTAATTTATGAGCTAATTTTGCATTACCTAAATTCTGTTCTATTTCTTTTGCTGATAAAGCCATTATAAAATCTTAACTCCAGATCCACCACCAGCAGATTTCTTAGGTCTTTTTTTCTTAAACATCTTTTCTTCTTGTACTCCAGGTTGTATTTTTTGTGTCGTTTCCATTGTATCAGTCTTTTCAGGTGTTGTTGGAACATAGCCAAATCCAGTAACAGTACCTGTTTCTCCTACTCCTTTAACAACATCTCCTACTTTCTTTATCAATATATCAGTAGGCATAACCTTTTCTCCTGTTTCTAATACTTTATTCATAAATTCATAATCTAAATCATATTGTTCTAAAGGAACTGGTGGAATGTTATAAGGTGCTGTCATATTGTTAAACATATTTGTTGCAGTACGACTAAATATTGTTGGTATTTCATCATACTCTTTATAAGCAATAGCTAACATCATCAACCCCATTACCCCAAATTCCCATACATCTACTGCATCTAAAAGACCACCAGGAGTTACTAGGTTTCTATATCTCTTTGTTACTAGATTTTTCCATCTATCTTTTACTACCTGTTCTATTGGAAGATTATCAATTAATTGGGTATTTTGAAATGCTATCTCATCAATAGCTGCTGCACCTGGACCTTGACTTAAACCTGTAGGTGTGTCTGGTCTGTATATAGTACCATCTCCTTCTCCTGTACCTGCTGCATCATAAAATCCAAGTTGTTCCCAAAATGATACACCTTCTACACCTTCTTTAGAAAAATCTATTAAAGTTATTGGCACATTTATTTCATTTGACAATTTTTTTAATTCATCAACTATTTCTTTTCCAATACCTTTATTTTGATGTTCTGGTTTTATGTATAATGCTTCTATATATATTTCATCTCCAGATATTACATTATTGCCACTTAAATCAAAATGTAAACCACTACCATCTCCTGCTTCACTTGCAGTATCATCTAAAAATTTTCCGTACTTCTCTTTTAATTGATCAAGAAGTTCTAATACTTTATCTTCTTTTTCAGCTAAAGTACCTATTTTTTTTATATCATCTACTACATTTGTAGGTGTGTCTGGTATGTTTGCGATAACATTCATATTTTCATCAAGTCCTTCTGCTAAACCAATAAAACCAACTCCCTCCTCGTTATCAATAATTTTTAAATCTTCATATAATAATCCTCGAAATCCTCTTGCTGACAAAAAATCTGTATTATTCATAGCCCAATTATCTAATTGTTTTCGTAATTTTGCATCAGATAAATCATAACCTCTTTTTTCAAGTTCATTTTCTAAATAAGTAACAAAAACAGAATGTGTTTGTAAATCAAAAGTTTCTTTTACTTCTTTTTCTATTGTTTTTAAAATGTCTTTAAATTCTGTTTTTGTTAATTCTTTAGCCATTGTTTTTAGATAACTGAATCTAAGTATTCTTGATATGCCTTTTCAATAGTCTGTGTGTACTGGCTAACTTGATCTACTACTTGTGGTGGTGCTTGTTGTTCAAAGTCTAAACCTACACTTGGTCTTTCCCCACCAGCATTTGCGTTGGTCATAGGAAACTTTTTCCTTCCATTATCAGATACACCTTGACTTAAGGCATCTAGTAATGTAGCTGCTTCTTTTGTTACAGGAGCAGGTTCTTCCAAAGGATTTATATATTCGTTATCTGATGGTAAAAGCATATCAGGTGGTGGTGGGTTAGCTTCTGGGAATGATTTTCCTGTTCTTAGTATTTCTTCATAATGTTGCATAACTTTATTTACATATGTTTGTATATCAGTTCCTTCTGAATCTTTAATTGTTCCAACTGATTCAATTCCATTCTCTTTAGCTTGAAAAGCACGAGTTCTTCCCCCAAAATGTGCTACTGCTGCAAGTTCCCAAGAACCCAGATCGTTGTAGTTTTTATTCATATGCCAATCTGCTACTGCATCTTGAACATCAGGATCTCTCCAATCAGCTCCTGCATATCCTGCTTCAGTTGCATACCAATCCCAATATTTTTGTAAGAATTGATATGCACCTAATGCCATAGTTGTATCATTAATTTGTTCGTAATTAACTTTCCCTGCACCTTCTGTAAGTGCTATTGCTAATCTAAATGCGTATAATTGATCTTGTTGCGACACAGACTTATCCCCTTGTACCGAGGATAGTGCCAAGCATAAGGCGAGTAGTGTCCTGAATATCATCATTTGCCTGTAATCTATCCTTTTCTTTTTTTATTAGTGAATCAACATTTTCATATAATCTACCAGTAGGAGATACTTCTTGCATACCAGTAGTATCAATTTGATCCTGCACATCCCTATTTCCTATATTACCTGATTCAAGTTCTTGTACTGTTGGTCCTAAAGCCATTTCCTGTAAATTAGCTTCTTGTTGTTGTTTTAGTTCAGAATCTTTATAGAATTGTTCAGCTAAGAGCTTTAATTCATAGGCTTTTGGTTGTCTTTTTAGATCTTGTTCAAATAAATTCTTTATCCTAGTTGATACTTCAGCATAATCAGGGGGAAGGAAAACTTCTACTTTCTCCCCTGAAGGTAATGGTTCATTTTGATATAACAATAATGATTCATTCCAAGCACTATCTTTTTCTCCTTGAGGAACTCCCAATCTATTTTGTCTTGCTAAAACAATTCTCATAGCTGCTTGTGTTTGTGTATCAAAATCTCCAGGTGTGAAACCACCCCTAGCTAATAAACCACCTTGTATTAATCGTGCTTGTAGTTGATATAATGATTCTGTTGGAAGATTGGCAAATATATTAAATTCATCTCCATCTTTATAAAAGTCAGTATCTGATGGATTTCTTGGAACATAATCATTAGGCAAACCCCCAATAAGATCAGAGTCTGTAAAACCAAATAAAGCACCAATATCTTCGGATGCTTCTACATCTTCCAATCCTGTTGCAATAAGTGCCGAGTTAAATTTAGAAGAATCCAATCCTTTTGACACAGCAAATGCTTTGACATCTTCAACTGATGACATAGCCTTCATTTCTATAAAATCATTTTCATCAAAGATTTTGTTTGTACCTGGAAGCCTATCTGCTTCTTGGCTTTCTAACTCTGCTACTAACTTATTTACATCTTCATTCATTACATACCTAACAGTTCTACATCTGCTACTTCTTCCCTAAGTTCAGGTTCAAGTATGCTATTCCATAATGGACCAAATTCAGGGTATTCTAATATAAGTTTAGTAGCAAGTGTTCTTAAATATTGCCTTACTTTCACTAAATCTTGTGATGTTCTAAATGAAGTAGGAGAATATCCATTCTCAATAGATGCTTTCATTATTTTATCGTATTCTTTTCTATACAGACCATAAGCTATTGCTGCTCTATTATCTTTAAGTCTTTCTATTGGTGTATAGTCCTTGTTAATCCAACCAACTTTGAAACTAGATGTGCGATCTGGTAGATATGTTTCTCCACCCATTTCCTGTAATAGGAAATCTGTATCTGGTTTTTTCATCTCAAAACCAGCTATTTGTCCATATCCCCAATACTGCTCCATTAAGTCAGCTTGTTTCATCCATTTCATTATTTGTGCTTCTTTAGTATTTATATTTAACAAACTTGTTCCATCTACTTGTGTATTTCTTAAAAAGTTTTCGTAAGCAATAGATCCTAGCAATCTATTCTTAGCCATAACCCATTGTTCAGGAGTTCTAGGAACAAGAGTTCCTTTTTGTAATTGATTAAGGTAAGCATCATAACTAAATTCATTATCAATATCAGTTGGTGTTAAGTAAAAAGCTGTGGTATTAAAATCCTCGTATATATCTTTGTTATTTCTAGCCCACTCTGCTGAAAATACTGTTGCTGGTCTTGCAATAACAGATTTTGATTTAGATGTAAGCATAGCAGTTGGATCTAATCCAAACTCTTTTATAAACCTTTCAGTTGCTTCATAGTCATCTCCATCTGCTGCTGCTTTATAATCTCTATAAGTATCAGCTAGTGCTTCAATAAACAAAGAATTTCCCGATTTGTCAGTTACAGACCATATTGGAGATGCTGCACCTGCTGGTCCTATTAATTGAGATACACCACGAATCATAAATATTTTCTTTGCGTAACTGGTAGCAAGTGCCAAACCTTCTTCAGTTCCTTGTGATGTACTATCATCTATAACACCTGCATATACAAGTGCTTTATATGTATCAATAACAGTATTATTAAACATTCTATTCAGATCAGCAGAGCCAGATCCCCCTGCTTTGTATGCTGTATAAAACTTCTTTAGCCAAGCAGGAAATGGTACTGCACCTTCAACAAAGCTCTGTGGTGGTGTAAAATCTCCAAAAATAAGTTGGTTAAACTGACTTTCTTCAGGAAAGTTTTTTCTTAAATATGCAGCAGGTACTCTGATAATAGGTCCTACTCCAGGCATAATATCAGCAACTAAGTTCAAAGAAGAAACATATACTGGAAATTCTGCATCAACACCTGTTCCTTGTAGTTCTGGGAACATATGTTTTTTTACCAACCCTGTTCCTGGATAAGCAAATACTTCTTCTCCGTTTATTGGATTTGTATAAAAGAATCCTCTCTGACCTGTTGGATCAGCTAATTGGTTAGGTTCTCCACCACTCTGAACTAATTTATTTAAGTTAATTAAGTTCTTCCCACCTGATCTTTTGGTAATATCTGTCCAAGTTTTGAAAATCTCTAGGTATGCTTCTAAGAATGGGAAAGCAAATCTTAAAGAATCTCCTAACATAGTTCTTTCACTTACATCATAAAGTAATTTTTTAGTTTTCGTTAGTGCATCTGCTGCTATCATCTTGTCATATATTTTCACATCAGTAATTGCTTCAGCAGAGCCAGAGTATTTTGCTTTATTTATTTTACCTAAATATCCTCTAAGTTTTGGATCGTATAATGCGTACTCTTTTAAGGCACCATTAGCAATTATCCTCATTTCATCTCTAGCTTCTTTTCCTAAGAACTCTATTGTTTCAGATACTCGTTTCCAATACAACCTTCTAAAGGCAGGAGATCTGGATAATTTGTTTGTATGTTGTGTCATTAAAATATCAAATAAAGAATTTATTGTTTTGTCATACAGACTTTCAACTTCAAATGTAGGTGCTTTATATCCCCTTGTTACTTCAGGAAGGTTCTTATAAAAAGTTCCTAAAAATGCTTCCATAACTTCATCTTGAGCTTCAAAGAATAGTGGACTAATTATTTTCAAATCTTCATCCGATATTTTTCCATTCATATAATCTTTTGCTAATTGTTGAAAGTCTTTATCTTGTAATTTATTTTTTACTTTTTTATTTTTTGCTTTATTTTTTGCCATAGCTGCTGTACCTAAAAAGTCCATTTGTTTTCCTTTGCTAGTTACAAATTTGCCTTTATTTCCAACCATTTCTAATAGTTCATTTATTGCTTGAGCATCTACCCATTGACTAGCACTTGTGGCCTTATCAGCTGTTACTTTACCACCAAGAGAACTATGCACAGTTGCTCGTAGATAATATACATATTCTTCTGCAACTTCATCAGAAGTTAATGCTTTATGGAATGGATGTGTTGCATCTCCTACAACATCTTCCAACCTTGTTCTCATAGGACCATCTTTTAGCTCGTTTGCTAACTTTCTAAATTCCTTTTGCTTATCTACCCAAGTCATATCAGTAGCATCAATCTTGGCTATTTTAGCTACTAGGTCATCATTAATCATCTGATAAACAGTTCGGACAACGGCTGGGTTATAATCTTTTTCCCCTTTACCAACAACTCCCCATCTACCAGGATTAACCATCTGTTTTCTTCTTGCTACTCTAATATTATTAATTCCTGATAAAGACTTTTGATATGCTAAGTCAGATTCCCAAAGACCAGATATATGTTTTAGGTAATCATCATCTACTAATTCTCCTGGAAGAAGTGGATCTACACCTTTTTTTAATTTACTTTTATCTCCTACACTTTTTCCAAATACTCTAGCAATTATCTGTATTGGAGCTAAAGGTAACGACATTAAACCTCTTGATATAAGTCTTAACTGTTCCTCTCCTACAACTTTAACTGTCCAAGCAGGTTTGAGTAGTGCTAAAGGTTTGAACACATCTGATGTGTACCAATCTAAAAATCTTACAACAGATTCGCTAGTTTCCCCACCAAAAGAATCTATAAGTTTTGATGCGTTACCTCTCATAAATGTATCCATTTGGTTAGCTGCTTTAATAACTTTATTTAGATCTGGTAAGAATATATTGTTATTTAATTGTGTTGTATATAAAGCTCTTGATACTGTTGTCGCTGTTTCATCAGGAACACCATTTGCTTTAAGGATATCATTTATTGGCATTTTGTTTCCTTGACCTTCTATTCCATAAAATCCTTTATTCATATCTGCTGCTATATCTGCATCATCACTAAAAAGCCTTGATACTTTCGTTGCTGCTTCTATTGCACTATCTTTAACTCCTCTTTCTTTAAGTAGTTTCGCTAAATCTACTTCCAAAAAGTCTGCAACAACTCTGGATAAACTAGCTCCCTTATCTCCAGGACCTGCCAAAGCATCAATAGCATTGTTTAACAATTTATCGGATAGCAAAACCCCTTCATCTGTTTTCCCTGTGAAGGATCTGGATTGTAATGCAAACTTATATATATCATTCAATGCACTTGCTGGATCGTTCACATCAAGTAATTTTCCATACGCAGGTGCAAAGTATAAAGCCATCTTTGTTCGTAAACGATTTCCCCTAATAACATCTGGAACATACATATTTGATGCGTTAATTAATCTTGCACCAATAGGAACTAAGTCTGCTTTATCCACAGCAGGAGAATATAAAGTTTCACTAAGAAAATCATCTAACAAGGAATCTGCTTTATTATCAAATTTAGTTGATGCCCTTCCTTCTATTAATGAAGTTCCTCTAAGTTGCTTTAATTCGTAAAAAAACTCTGGATCAGTAATACTTCCTTTTGTTCTTGTGATTAACTCTGTAATATCAGTTTCCCACAAGAGTTTCTTAAAATCTCTCCCTTTATTGGTAGAGAGATATGCTTTAAGAGTAGGTCCGTGAACGGATGATCTAATAGCTTTTGTAATAATTCCTGCATCATCTAATCTTTCTGCTACTTGAAACATTCTTTTTGCATCTTTAACTTTAGCAATTCCAAATGTTATCCAATTTTCAGGAGAAAGTAATTGAAAACTAGTATCCAATATTCCTGTTGCATTGTGAGCAGTTTTAGTTCCTGGTTCATACAAATTATATAATCCAAATTCTTGAAAAACTTTTCTACCTGGAGATACAGAAGGAACTAATCCAGCTTCCTGAAACTGCCTTCCTAACTCCCCTTGGAATTGAACTACATTTTCTGCTGCTGTTCTTGATTCTACATCTATCTGTGTTCCTAAAACATTTTCTAAAACATACTCTCTTGCTTGAATAGGATCAAAACCACCTGCTACTAATCTCTTATACTCCTCTGTTTCTGAAGGATCGGTAGAGAGTTTTAACCATCCTCTACCCATATCAAAAGTATCCCCAGATCTTATAGCTTCTATCATTCTCGGTGTTCTTAGTGTTCCCTTAATAGCTTTTCCATATGCTTCAGAAAAAGAAGTTCCAGGACTTTGATCCTGTATTTCGTTAGCTCTTGCCATAGCTGGGAAAATAGCTTCATAAATATCTGAAAAACCTGCGACCATACCTCTTACAGTAGGTTTAAGAATATTGTCTAACGGACTTCCTATAACTTGAAAAAATCTATTATTTTTTGTTTTATTTATTAAAGGATTTTCAGACATAAATCTTTTTATTTTATTAAAAGATTCTTCTTGTTGTAAGGCAACCTTCTTAGATATTTCTTCAAGGTTGGGATCGTTTATAGGCATACGCAGTTGAGCAGCAGCAGCTATAACACTAGGTGGTAAATTAGGAAATGTGTTTGCTAATTTTGCAGCTAGGTTTGCTTGTTCTTGAGTTACTTGAGGATTAACTTGAGATCTTGATTCAAGCTCAAGTATTTGGTCATCATCAAATAAGTCATCATCAAAACCAAAATTTATATTTAAGCTCATTCAAAATCTACCAGTTGCAACAGAGCAAAATCTCCTGTCATAGCATACATTTGATAAAGTAAATCATTAACTGCGTTTTGCTGTGATGCAGAAGGTCCTTGACCTGGACCAATCGGTAAACCTGAAGTAATAGGTTCATTACCAAATCTACTACTTTCAAAAATATCTTCTTGTACCATCTGTCCTCTTGGTGCTTGTACCTTAGGACTACTTACTTTTGGAAGTGATGCTATTTTTTGTTGTTCAACCAAAGCATCTTGATCTCCATAGGTAACACCAGGTATTCTTTTAACTGCCTGTGTATTATCTGAATAGTTCCTTGATGGTGGTGGAACATTAGTATTTCTTTTGGTTACTTTTTTATTACTAGAAGATCTGGTCGCCATAATCTCCCTCATCAAATTCTATAATTGGGGTTATTATCATATAACCTATTGGTAGAAACTGTTGTGGCATTCTCTCCATAATGGCTCTCCTCTTAAAGTAATCTTCAAGAAGAATATCATCTCCTGTATCATCAACATCAACAAGGTGTTGATCAACCATCTCTACAAATATTTTATCTGATTCGTTCATAATGTATTTAATCCCTGTAATACTTGTGCAATCCCTGGTGGTGGTCCTTGGGGAGCTGCTTGACCTTGACCTAGCAACATCATTTCTTCTTCTGTCATTTCTGGTTCTTGTGCAGTAAAAAATTTATCCAAGATATTTTGCATATCTGCTGGATTCTTTCTTATTTGAACAATAGCCATTGTTGCTCTCTGATCGCCTTGTTGAGATTGTGCAAGTAAAGTATCAAACAATACCTTATCTGCTTTCTCTCTAGTTATTCGTTCATTAACTCTAACTATGTTATCTAACCCATCAAGGTTCTCTTGTAAAGTCTGTGTATCAATAATACCTGCCTGAAGTAATTGCAACCCTGTAACTATCTTCTGTGGTTCATCATAACCAGCCATAGCTCCATACACTCTGCGTGTTCTGTAATTAAATCCTATATCTTTCTCTGGATCATATTTCTCTGCATAGAACTTATTATCCATATATCCTGATAATGGTTTTGGTTTTCCACCATACATAACACTATCCCACTCAAGTCTTTTAGCATCTGTCTGTTCAATAGCATCTGCCATTACTGTATGATATTCTCTAATCATCAAAGACATTGATGCACCTAGTTCCTCTAAACCTCTACCAGTAGCAAAAGCTAATGGAGATTGGTTATCATCAGTAACTGGATACGCACCACCAACTCTTAGTTGTCGTTCAATCCTATCTATCTGTTGAAAAATCTGATAAGGAACATTTGAAGCTGGTTTTGAAACCTGTGTTCCTGGAGCTAGATAGTTTACAGCAAACCTTCCTTTTCTATACTGTCCTGATTCAAGTTCTCCTGAAATATTTGTTTCTGTAAATACAGCATCTTCCATAGCGATAATGCTCATAACATTCATCTTTGCCATAGCTGCCATCAATCCTATGATCTGGTCATACTGTCCTTCTAGCTGGTCAAATGAAAACTTCTTAGCTACAACGAAAGCAGGACCACTTTGTAATGGATTAGGAATAAAATCAAATACTGTACCTGATGCCATATGATATACATATGTTCCTTCATCATTATAATATTCTGCAACTAAATCTCCCTGTCCATTGGAGTTAGCCCAAGAACCTGAATAAGAATCTGTATATGGAGAAGCATATCCACCACCGATATTTAATCCTTCGTGTTTAGCATCTCTGTTAATTACATCTTTGAAATCTGGATACACATTCTCTAGTGCATACTTTGGAACTCTACGAACTATGGATAAATCTACTGGTTTCTGGTCTGCACCATAATAACCAGGAAAACAGTTATATGGATCTCTTAGTTCTGCACAGGGATAAGGAACTCCATTAGCATCTTTTCTCTCTCTAATAACCCATACAGCAAAACCATAACCTGGTAGCCACCTACCAACCTGTGGCATTTGAATATCTAATCTCTGGTTGTCATCATAAGCAGTAATAATCCTTGCAATCTTTTCTGCTTTTTGTCTTGACCTCTCTGAATCTCTGTCATTAGGTATATCTACTTTAAGGTTTGGGATTCTACCAATCTTTTGTGATAAATGCTCTAATCCTGTGGACATAAGGTTTGGAACTGGAACTTGCCAATCTTGAAAACCTTTGATCTGGTCGCCAAGTAAAGCCATAATACCTGAAGGTCCACCATTCATAATTGCACGAATACGACCTCTTGTTGCATATGCTTGTTGATTATCGTAATGTAGTTGCGTTATTCTATCTTGTAAATCTGTTGCTTTCATCTTAACTCCAAGGTGCTTCGTTCATTTCGCTTATATCCCATTCTCCAAAACTTGGTTTATAATCCAACCCTATCTCTGCTATTCGTTCCTTTTGTAATCTTCTAATGACACGCATTGGAAACCAAGATGCCATAACTACATCAGACTTGTAACTTTTTCCTCTACTAGCAGAAGTTGAGAAATAAATTAGTTGCCTACGATATATATTACTCTTAGTTTCACTTTCTGCGTTACCATAAGGCAAACTTATTAATTTCTCCTGAAATAGCTGTTTCATAGAGCCAACACCAAAAATAGGATCAAATTTGTTTTTCTGTGTCTGGTGTCCTTCTAAATAAACACCTTGTCTTGCACAGTAGTCTTTTATCTCTTTATCTTGTCTAATAGCTTTCTGAAATCCGTTCTCCTCAATAACCCAATGAGCAAGTCCATACATCTCATACCACTTCTTGATTGAATCTTTTGCTTGTAGTACTCCACCACCTTCTTCGTTTTCTATATCAACTAGATACATCATTCCTGTTTCAGGATTAGCTGCCCATAACACACAGGCTTGGAATCCAGTAGATGCTGGATCTAACCCTGCTACTAAATGAGTTCCTGATGGAATATGTCCTACTACTCTATTCACATCTCTACATTCATCAATATCATCAATCTCAAACATTGTGATACCATCAACAAATGCTTTATTAAGATACACCATTTCAAAGATAGCTTTACCACCTGTTGTTTCTGCTGCTCTCCTTCTTGAGAGTAACCACTTATAACTTCGCTTAGATTTCCATAACATACACTTTTTATGTAATTTAACTTCATCTTCAGGAAGTACACATTCTGAACTATGTGCTTCCTCAACGATTGTTTGCATTTCTTGATTCTCTAAAAGAAAGTTATATAAATCCTCTGGGTGCTGTCTTGAGCCAATAACCACAATAGCTGTATGTTCCTCTTTCCTTGAAGAAAGAGTTGTTGTCCACCATTGTCTTGTCTGTTCTCTTGCACTTGGTTGAACAGTTGTGCCGTGATCCTCAATGTCATCAGCAATAATTAAATCACAATCTCTAGAGAGAATCTTTCCACCTTTCCCAACTGCAACCATTGTCGGACTCTTAATACCTGTAATTGTTCTTGTTGCCACAGTAAAGTGTCCAGATGTCCAAGATTTTCCAGATCTATTCTTAGGTTTGAAAGATTGACCTGGACCACAGAAGTCCTCAATTAATCTTTCATTATGTTCTAAATGATCTAGTACAGCTCCTACTGCGTTCTTTGCTATCTCCTCATTACCACCTACCCACATAATTCTTGTGTTAGGGTTTTTACAAATCTGCCATACTGCAAAGTGTGTAAGCAAGTCTGTCTTTCCGTGTCGTGGTGGAGAGAGAATCATTTGTTCCCCACCTACTTTAATGGAGTCTAAAATAGATTTGATCCATTTCTTATGGAAAGCAGCAGTTTCATATCTCTCTCCTGTTTCTGTTCTAAAGTATCTATCTCTAAAGTTCTCAAACTTTTTTAATGACCTAACTGCATCATCAGGAGTTTTCCAATCTTTCTGTGCTTCTAAGTTTGATTTATCTACTAGATATGCTTCGTGCATCTTTGTTATAATTGGTTTGCTTACACCTAGTAATTCAGCTACTTCTTGTTTTTGAATTAAACTTTGATCTACTGCTTCGGCAAACTTTTCAACATATTCTTCATAATGCTCTCCACGACTTATTGTCATTTGTGAAGTATATTCTTCGGCTTTCTTCTTTTTCGTATTCTTGTAATATGCTTTCCTAGTACATTGTGTGGTGCAGTATTTTTGGTTATTGTTTTTTGCAGTAAATTTTTTCTCACATCCAGGATTGCTGCAAGTCTTTCGTTCAGCCATTACTTTTTTCTCTGTCTTGCGTAATAAGCTCTGACTTGCTTCCCTGTTAAGATTCTTCCACTAGGGGATCTAAATTTATTCTTTCCAACTTTCTTAAAAGGCATTATCTTCTATATCTGTTTTTCTTGTTAGCCTTCTTCGGCTTATACCCTTTTTTTGGCATTTCATCTCCTATACTATATATGGTATGAGTGAGTATATCAAAGGTAATAAATACCCTAATAGTAAACCCTCTAAGACTTATAGTAGTGGAAGGGTATGTAAAAACAACAACTGCGATACTCTTATTTCAAAATACAATAAATACTCCTGGTGTAATAAACATAAACTAAAGACCTTTCCAAGAATCAAAGGAAGAAACGCACCTACTGATCTACAAGAACCTTTGGAATAAAAAAAAATTTTTTCTGTGGAGTAGTTGGGAATTGAACCCAAGTTTCCTCTACCATTGCTGGTAAAGGGATTGCCTTTCTACCCCTCTATCAGTATAAAAGAAAAACTCTCTATCTTAGAAG